AGTAAAGACTTTGAATTAGATGTAGCAGATTACATCGAAGAAGCTTTTGAGCGTTGTGGCTTGGAGGTTAGGACCGGTTACGACCTAAAAACGGCTAAACGTTCTTTAAATCTGATGCTTGCGGATTGGGCTAATCGTGGTTTAAATCAATGGACGATTAAGCAACGTTCTTTGTCTCTTGTGGCTAATGATGGCGAATACGACTTGAGTACTGATGTGATCGACGTTTTATCAGTGGTCGTCAGAGTATCTGGTACAGATTACTCGATGGAAAGATTGAGTCGAGATGAATATTTGACCATTCCTACTAAGACGACTTCAGGTAGGCCAAATCAGTTCTTTTTGGATCGTCAGCTAACACCAAACTTGAAGATATGGCCCGTTCCAGATAGCTCTACGTCTTACACGGTTTATTATGACGCATTGACCAGAATGGACGATGCGGATACCTTTACCAATACTTTGGATTTACCTTTTAGGTTTTATCCCTGTTTAGCCGCTGGTCTTGCGTATTATCTTTCTTTAAAGAAAAGTCCTCAGAGGACCCAGATGCTAAAGGCCGTTTATGAAGAAGAATTTCAAAGGGCAGCCGAAGAAGATCGTGATCGCGCTTCTTTTAACGTTGTTCCTAAGTTTAGTTATTATAGGTCAGGCTGATGGCTAAATTTGCTTCAGGCAAAGATTCGTGGGCTATTTCGGATAGATCGGGCTTCCGTTATCCGTATAAAGTCATGCGCCGTGAGTGGAATGGCTTGTTGGTTGGCCCGGATGAGTATGAGCCAAAACATCCTCAGTTGGGTCCTTTCAGAAAGGTTGTTGACCCGCAAGCACTACAGAATGCTAGGCCAGATAGAATAGAACCGTTGGATGTGTATGTTGGGGTTCCAACAGTAGAAAATGAGAACTTAAGACCAGCCAGTGGTATTTGTCAGGTTGGTACAGTCACGGTGACGACATCATGAGTTTTACATACGCACAATTAAAAACAGCTATTCAAGACTATACGGAGAATAACGAGTCTTCGTTTGTAAATAATTTACCTATTTTTATACAACAGGCGGAAGAGCGTATTTTAAAAAACGTTCAACTTAGTTTATTTAGAAAAAATGTTAGTGGGAACTTTACGAGTTCTAATAAATATTTAACCGCCCCGTCAGATTTTTTAGCTCCATTATCGTTGTCTTTTGTTAATGGAAGTAGTGAGCACGTATTTTTAGAATTTAAAGATGCTGATTTTATTCAGGCGTTTAACCCAGATGGTGCCACGACTGGATCGCCTCGATATTATGCTGTTTTCGATATAGGTCATTTTATTATTGGACCTACCCCAGATAGCTCCTATGCCGTAGAGCTTCATTATTTTTATCGTCCGGCCAGCTTAACCGCTGGTTCTGATAGCGGAACAACTTGGTTAAGCGACAATGCTCAAATTGCTATGCTTTATGGAAGTTTATTAGAAGCTTACACTTACATGAAAGGTGAGCCCGATTTAATTGCTTTGTATGAAAAGCGGTTTGCCGAGGCTTTAGTAGGTCTTAAGATGTTTGGTGAAGCTAAAGAAGTAACGGATGAGTATCGTGTTGGAAAAGTTATTAGGCAGAAACAATGAGTATTTCCGGCGTTAACTTAGATATTTCTCCTACTTTCAAAGTAGACGTAAAAACCACACATAACCGTGGTTTTACGCCAGAAGAGGTAGCGGAGCGCTGTGCGGATAAAATTATTTCTATTTCTGATTCAGCAAATCCTGTAATACGTGATCAAGCTAGGGCCTTTAAAAAGCATTTAATTAAAGTTTTATCGTTATATATGAGAGAAGCCATAAACAGTGATAGAACAACCGTTTATAATGCTTTATGTGATGCAGGACAGAAGGATTTAGCAGAATTAATAAGGAGACTTTAATATGGCTTTTACTGGAAACTTTATGTGTACCTCCTTTAAAAAGGAGTTGCTTTTTGGCGTACATGATTTTGCTAACGGAGCAGATACTTTTAAGATGGCGTTGTATACGTCTTCTGCCACGTTAGATGCGTCTACTACAGCATATACGGCTAGTAACGAGACTAGCGGAACTGGATATACTGCCACTGGACAAGGTTTAACAAACGTAGATCCGACTACAAGCGGAACAACTGCTTTTACTGATTTTGCGGATGAAACTTGGACTACGGCTAGTATTACTGCTAGGGGAGCTTTAATTTATAATAGCACTCCGAATACAACATCCATATCTGTTACCAATCCATCGGTAATTGTTTTAGATTTTGGCTCAGATAAAACATCGACAACCGGTGATTTTACAGTTGTTTTCCCTACAGCAGATGCCAGTAATGCGATCATAAGGATAGCGTAATGGCTGATGCGGTTATCGCATACACCGGCTGGAACACTTCAGCAGGTGGGTGGGGTAGCGCAGCTTGGGGGCAAGATGCCGCCCTGACTGGTCTCTCAGGAGCGGTAGGAAGTGTGACAGTATCCGCTAATGCGGATGCTACAGTGACAGGTCTTGAGGCACAGGGTGCTCTTAATGGCGTTACTGTAAATGGGGAATCAAATGTACCTGTAACAGGATTGCAGGCCACAACGACAGTAAATGGAGTCACTGTCGTAGCAAAAGCAACTGTCTCTGTAACGGGACTTTCTGCTACTTCTTCGGTTGGTGCGGTTACCGCTAAAGCCAATGCCGATGCAAACGTTACGGGGTTACAGGCCACTACTACGGTAGGGTCAGTATTTGTCTGGGGTAATATTGTTCCAGATCAAAATCCAAGCTATAGTACGATACAACCGTCTCAAACTCCTGAATGGGAGCAGATAGCTGCATAATTAAGGATTTAACTTATGCCAAGTACATATACATCGAATAATGGTATTGAGCTGATTGCTACCGGCGAACAGTCGGGAACCTGGGGAGATACCACTAATACTAATTTAAGTTTACTTGATACGTCTTTAGATGGTCAGGTAACGATTACTCTAGCTAGTGCTGGAAATTCTGGATCACCAAATACCTTAGATATTCAAGACGGAACGGCTTCTAATGGTAGAAACCGTATGGTCATATTTAATGACGGCAGTGATTTGGGGGCGACCGCTTTTGTTCAGCTCACGCCTAATGACGCAGAAAAGATTATGTACATTAGAAATAGTCTTTCCGCCAGCCGAAGCATTATTGTTTTCCAAGGAACTTACAATGCCTCGAACGACTATGAGATACCTTCGGGAACAACTGCCGTTATCTATTTCGACGGTGCCGGGAGCGGTGCTGTTGCAGCTAATGTTTTTGACAACGCTTATTTTGATAGTCTTCGGTTGGGTTCTATATCGGTTACCGCAATACTGGACGAAGATAACATGTCTTCTGACAGTGCCACTGCGCTGGCTACGCAACAATCAATCAAAGCGTATGTAGACAGTCAGGTAACGGCTCAAGATTTAGACTTTGCTGGAGACAGCGGAACGGGAGCAGTTGATTTAGATAGTCAGAGCTTCACCGTGTCAGGAACGGCTAATGAGATTGAAACTTCTGCCAGCGGACAAACTTTAACGGTTGGTCTTCCTAGCTCCGTAACCATAAACAATTTAAGCTTAACTACGGATCTAGCTGTTACCGAAGGTGGAACGGGGGCCTCAACGGCCACTTCTGCTAGAACTAATCTAGGTTTGGTTATTGGTACCGACGTTCAAGCTTATGACGCGGACACGGCTAAGACGGATGTAGCACAGACCTTCACAATTTCGCAACGGGGAACGATCACCTCTGATAACGATTTGTCGTTTGATCTTAATGCGACAAACAATTTTAGTTGTACTCCTACAGCAGGTGGCACATTAACGTTTACCAATCATACTTCGGGTCAGAGTGGTTTTATACTGCTTGATAACTCCGGCGGTCATGCAATTACTGCGGCTGCTACAACCAAGATTAACGCAACGGATTTAACTGCTATATCCACAGCTGGCGTGTATCTGCTAAGCTATTTCGATAACGGGACAAACGCTTACGTTGTCGTGAGCCGGAGTTTTGCATGAGTCTTTTACCTGTTGGTATCGGGAATGCTGGTGGCGAGTACACACTAGAAAACAGTCTACGGTTTCGTAGTTCTAGCACTGGCTATTTGTATCGTGATGTAACCACGACTGGTAATCGCAAAACGTTTACATATAGTTGCTGGTTAAAAATTACTGAAGTAGACACTACTCAAATCTTTAGTTGTGGAACATCAGGTTCAAGTGTTTTACAAGCTCGTATTGTTACTAACAACGGACTGCAAATTTATCAGGAGTCTGGGGGCGCAACAAACCTTCAAAGATATACAGGATCTAGTGCTTACCTTAGAGACTTTTCTGCTTGGTATCACACGGTTTTTGTGGTTGATACGACACAGTCAACTGCTGGCGATAGAGTTAAAGTTTATTTAAATGGTGTGCAACTAACTTCATTCTCCAGCAGTGTAGATCCTTCATTAAATTATGACACCTTAGCTAACTACAATGATATGTGGGTAGGGTCGTATCTAGGTAACGTTACTTCTGACACTTATCAAACAGAAGTTCATTTCTTAGATGGGTACGCTGCTACTGCAGATGACTTTGGTGAGTTTGATAACGATACTGGAGTTTGGAAACCTAAACAGTATGTAGGTGGTAATTATGGAACTAATGGTTTCTATTTACCAATGACAGCAACGACTCAAGCTGAAGGATTTAATACAGTTCTTTATACGGGTAAAGCAGCAGATCAAAGTATTTCTGATGTTGGGTTTACTCCTGATTTTGTATGGACTAAATCAAGAGACAATGCTTACCAACATAACCTTTATGATTCTGTTAGAGGTGCACAGATAGCACTTCAATCATCTACTACATCAGGAGAACTTACGGGTTATCCTAAAAGTTTATACAGTTTTGATACAGATGGTTTTACTTTAGGCAATCAAGATAATTCAAACTTTACTTCTGGGTCTAATGCAGTTGCATGGTGTTGGGACGCTGGAGCTAATCAAGCAACCACAGGTATTAGTTCTGTTAAATATGAAGGCTCTGGTGCTGCTCAATCTATTAAAGGCTTTGGATTTAGTCCTGACTTGGTTATAGCTAAGGCTCGTTCTGCTGGCTCACCTTTGTTGTATGACAGCGTTAGAGGGGCTGGATATACTTTACAACCAAATTCTACTGGTGCTGAGTTTTACGATATAACTAGATTAGCGTCTTATGATGCAGATGGATTCAGCTATGGGTCTTTTGCGACAGGTACAAATGCAAATGGTACTGAGTACATTGCATGGGGCTGGGATGCTGGTTCCGGTGATCCTGTAACGAATACACAAGGCGATATAAATTCAATACTAAAAGCAAGTGATACAACTGGATTCAGTATTGTTACTTGGACAGGTAGTGGTGTTGCAGATGATAGAGTAGGTCATGGTTTAAATTCTGCGCCTGAAGTAGTTATTTACAAAGACCGAAATGGAACAGATCGTTGGTACGTTTGGACAACAGTAATTGATGGGTCTGCTGATTACCTTTTCCTTGACGGGACAAATGCTGCAAATAATGTGCCAGCGGTTTATACAGCTCCGACAGCGACCACAATAAGTAATTTTGGGTACGGAGCTTCTACAACAGTGGTTGCGTACTGTTTCAAATCTGTTTCTGGTGTATCTGATATTGGTACCTACACAGGTACAGGAACTACTGGCAAAGCAGTTACTGGATTAGGTTTCCGTCCTGGCTTTTTAATGATTAAAAGAACTGACGCTGCTGCTGAGTGGGTTATTGTTGATTCAACTCGTAGTCCGTTTAATCCAGCTAACGATATTTTAAGTATTGATGCTCTTGGCGAGTCAAGCTACGGAACAACAAACAGAAACATAGACTTTGACGATGACGGGTTTACGATCCAGTCTACTGCTGCTGGCGGTACTACTGCATTAAACGCTTCTGGCGGTACTTATATGTACATGGCCTTCAAGGGCAGCTACTCAGACTATGTTAGCCCACTAAACGACACAGGCACAATAGACAGTCGAGTCAAAGCAAATACAGAAAAAGGTTTTTCGATTGTTAGTTATGAAGGTACGGGTACTGCTGGAGCAACAGTGGGCCATGGGTTAACCTCTGCGCCTGAAATGGTGATTGTTAAACGCAGGGATAGCACGGGGGATTGGTTGGTTTGGAATGAAACAATTGCATCTTCTGATAGTGCCAATGTCTTATTTTTAAACGATACAGCTGGAGCAACATCTAATAGCAGTAACTTTAATTCAACGGCTCCTACTTCTAGTGTTTTTACTGTTGGTAATAATACAGCAACTAATTCTAGTGGTGGCACTCACATTGCCTACTGTTTCCATTCAGTCGCTGGTTACAGTGATATTGGTACTTACACAGGTACAGGTTCTTCAGGCAATACAGTAACAACTGGATTTAGACCAGCATTTTTAATGATTAAATCTACAGGCGCTACGGCTACTGGTTGGATCATGGTGGATAACACTAGAGATCCAGACAATCTAGCCTCAGAATATATTTATGCAGATTCCTCTGCGGCAGAAGCTACTTATACCAATATATTGGAATTTACTGATACTGGATTTGAGTTACTAATTGGTGCTGGATCAGCTGTAAACCAGAGTGGTGTTGATTACATCTACATGGCCTTTGCAGATACCAGAGATGCACAGTTCAACTTTGATGCGTCTGGTAACAAAAACAACTTTACTGCAAACAACATAAACAGTAACGCATCGAGTGAGTCTAGCTACGACATCATGACAGATGTGCCGACTCTGACTGATGAGAATACGGCTAACTACTGTACTTGGAATAATTTAGACAAACCAGCAGCCTCTAGTACAACGAATGGTAATCTGACCGCAACAACAAGTACCGCAGCATCTGAAGTTATTTGTGGGACTTTTGGTGTTTCTTCGGGTAAGTGGTACTGGGAGGTAACTCCATCAGCTATTACTTCTGGCGGGTGCATGATCGGTATAAGAGCAATCAACCAGACAACCGCTGCTATAGTCAGCACTACTGACGGTTACGGCTATTACACAACTGGAAGAACATACTCGTCCTCTCCTTCCGTCACCTATGGAGACACCTTTACAACGAACGATATTATTGGTGTTGCTTTTGATGCGGACAATGGGAAAATTTGGTGGGCTAAAAACGGTGTTTGGCAAGCCTCTGGAGATCCCGCGGCAGGGACTAATGAAGCGTATAGCGGAATATCTGGTACATACAAACCAGCTGTAAGTAATGGTGGAGCTACTTCTGCTTGCACGGTTAACACTACATTTGGTCAACAACCATTTGCCTACACACCACCAACAGGGTTCTTGCCGCTCAACACATACAATCTGCCTGACGAAACGATTGTGGATGGGTCTGAGTATTTTAATACTGTGTTGTATACAGGTAACGGGACGGCAATAGGATCAGGTGGTAATTCTATAACTGGAGTAGGTTTTCAACCAGATTGGACATGGATAAAATCAAGAAGTTTTGCAGCCAATCATTGTCTTACTGATGCAGTTAGAGGCGTTACTAAAACATTATTTACTGACGGTACTTTTGTAGAATCAACACTAACAGAGGGTGTTTCTACTTTTGATTCTGATGGTTTTACTGTAGGTAACAATGCTTCAATGAATACAAGCTCTGCTACTTATGTAGCATGGAACTGGAAAGCCAACGGGTCTGGAGTTAGTAATACAATTGGAGACACCAACGCAACAGTATCTGCTAACACAACTTCAGGATTTAGTATTGTTTCGTTTAACGCTGGAGCAGCAGGAAATCATACAGTAGGTCATGGATTAGGGGTTACTCCTGAAATGATCATAATGAAAGATCGTGATAGCTCTGGTTATGGTAACTGGACAGTGTTTCATTCTGCGGTCTGTACTTCAACAAGTAATTATTTACTACTAAATGGCACTAGTGGTTTAGGCAGCGTTGCAAACTCTTGGGGTTCTGCTTTACCTACAAACACCGTATTTGGTTTTGGTAGTAATGTTAATGTTGCTGCTAATGACGATATCATTGCTTACTGCTTTGCAGGCGTAGAAGGCTTCTCAGCATTTGGTAGCTACACAGGTAACGGCTCTACTGATGGACCATTTATCTACACAGGCTTTAGACCTGCTTGGATTATGATTAAACGAACAGACGCCACAAATAATTGGGTTATGCACGACACCAAAAGAGATCCTTACAACCAAGCATTAAATCTTTTATGGCCTAACTTAAGTAATGCTGAAGCTGCAGGCTCTGCGTCTAACTACGGATTTGATTTGTTATCTAATGGTTTCAAAGCAAAAGGAACTACTGGTGGTGGCAATGATTCTGGCGGTACTTACATCTACGCAGCATTTGCTGAAAATCCCTTTAAGAACGCACTAGCGAGGTAACTATGTATTATCAAAATGACAAGCCATTAAGAATAGGTAAAGCGTTTACCTACATGGATATTCAGTATCCATCTAACTGGCTTCAACTTTCAACAGAGGCACAGAGAGCAGCTATTAACATTGTATGGGTTAATGATTCACCAAGAGCAGACGATAGGTTCTACTGGAATGGTGATATCAATATGCCTAAAGAGCTAGAGGATCGTGCTGAAGTTGATGAGAATGGTGATCCTGTTTACGTTCAGGTACTAGACGAGACACAAGATCCACCAGTCATGGTTGATAGCTCAGAGCAATTAGTAACTCCTGGTCTTAAGTCTAACTGGAAAGATCAAGTAAAGCATACTGCTGGCACGATGTTAGCTGAAACTGACTGGATGGTGACTCGTAAGTATGAGCGTGATGTAGATATCCCAGCAGACGTAGTTACTAAACGTGCTGCAATTATTACGGAGTGTGATCGACTGGAAGCAGCTATCACAGCAGCGGCAGACATCGATGCGTTCATTGCAGTGGTACAGGATCAACGTTGGCCTGAGTAAGGTAAACAAATGCCTTTAACCAAGTTGCAGTTTAAACCGGGGGTTAACCGAGAAACAACTTCGTACACCAACGAAGGCGGTTGGTTTGACGGTGACAAAGTTAGGTTTCGTTTTGGTTTTCCAGAAAAGATAGGCGGCTGGGCTAAACTGTCTGGCTCTTATTTCTTAGGATCTTGTCGTGCGCTACATCCTTGGGTTGCTTTAGATGGAAGTAAATACATCGGTGTTGGCACCAATTTAAAATATTACGTTAATGAAGGTGGTGGGTATAACGACATTACCCCGATCAGAACCACCACGGCTGCGGGCGATGTAACTTTTTCAGCGTCTGCAAATACTTTAGGTTCTAACGTTGGGATTAGCGACCTAACCATCACCTTAACCAGCGCTTCCGGTTTTCCTACAAATGGAACCATAAAGATAAACAGCGAAATTATTACTTATGGCGGATTGTCCGGTAATACTTTAACCGGATGTGTTAGAGGAACTAACGGCACTACAGCAGCCGCACATACTTCAGGTGATGCAGTAACGTGTGCCACTATCATCGTTACCGATAATTCGCATGGCGCACTAGATTTTGATTTTGTGACTATCTCCGGAGCAGTCACGTTAGGGGATCAAATAACAGCAGATGTTCTCAACCAAGAATATCAAATTACTCACGTCATTAATGACAATAGCTATCAGATTGAGGCTAGAGAAGTATCTACCATAAACAGTATTACGACCACCTCCGGATTAAATCCAACGTATGTTTTCGCCACATCTTCGGACAGCGGCAACGGTGGTTCAAGTATCGTCGGTGCCTATCAGATCAACACGGGTCTGGATACGTCGGTTACTGGAACCGGTTGGGGAGCAAGTACGTGGTCTCGTGGAACGTGGGGGTCAGCGTCATCAATCACTGTTGCTGGTCAACAGTTACAGATTTGGACTCACGATAACTTTGGTGAAGATCTCTTAATTAATGTACGAGATAACGGCATTTATTATTGGGACAAATCTTCGGGATTATCTAACAGAGCCGTGGCCCTTTCTTCATTAGCCGGAGCTAATACGACACCGACGGTAGCAAAGCAGGTCTTGATCTCCGACCGTGACCGGCACGTCATTGCATTTGGTTGTGACCCTGAGAATGACATTGGAACGCAAGATCCATTGTTAATTCGTTTTTCAGATCAAGAAAGTTTGACAGACTGGGCCTCTACTGCCACTAATACCGCTGGAGATTTAAGGATTGGCTCAGGTTCTGAAATTGTTACGGCGATTGAGACGAGGCAGCAGCTCTTGGTCTTTACTGATATTTCGCTACATGCGATGCAGTATTTAGGTCCGCCATTTACTTTTGGTATTAACAGTATCTCTGAGAACATCACGATTGCCGGTCCTTTGGCGGTAGCCGCAGTTGAGGATAATGTGTTCTGGATGGGTCAGGAAGAGTTTTATGTATATGGCGGTGCTGTACAAAGAATACCTTGTACGGTTAGAGACTACGTCTTTAGCGATCTTAATGAGGGTCAATTCTCAAAGGTTACGGCTTCAACCAATACTGCGTATTCTGAGGTATGGTGGTTCTATCCATCGTCTTCTAGTACCGAGTGTGATAGATATGTGGTGTTTAATTATCAGCAGAACATTTGGTACTACGGTACTTTAGATCGCACTGCTTGGATGGATCGAAATGTAGAGGCTTACCCGATTGCGGCCAGCACTGATCACGCTTTGTATTATCATGAATTTGGTCTGGATGACGGTAGTGTGTCTCCGGCTGCGGCTATTTCTTCATATATCGAGAGTAGTCAGATAGATATTGGTGACGGGGATCGGTTCATGTTTATCCGTCGATTGATACCTGACATGACTTTTAGAGACAGCACAAACGAGTCCCCTACGGCCACGATGACCTTGGAGGTTCGTAATTTTCCGGGTCAGGACTATACGAAATCCACGGATAG